TTAGCTTCTTTAATGTAAGGATCGGTAGTTTTAATTAATGGTTTTACAAATGATGGGTCCTGAACATCCCATACAGGTGTTGGAAATAAAATTGAATTATATAAGTCACTCATTTTTTAGTTATACCTTTTTGTGCATCATAACAAATAACAACATTAAAGCAAGGACAGTTTTGTTATATAAAACTAAACCACCCAGTAATAATTATTTTTTCTTTCTTATTATTAACAATACCTTTGTGTGTATGTGTCCATGCGGCAGGCCAAATAACTGTTTTACCTTTAACAGCATTAGTTTTAAGTTTTTGATATTTAAATTCAGTTCCTGCGTTTTTCACAGTATTTAAATAAGTCATAAAAACTAAATGCCTTTTTTTGCATTCATCTCGCCCATCATTTTCAAAATGATAAGTAGGAAAACCTTGACCTGGTTTATAGTATTGAATTTTTATACTTGGAGTTATTTCAAACTTAACAGTATTATCAGCATATTTATATTTTTTTAAATAATTTTTTAAAACGTTATCTAAATGTCCATCATATTCTTTATATATAGCATCTTCTCTATTTAAAATAATTTCACTAGAAGTCTTTCCGTAACAATATTTATCAGAAACATATCTGTCAGGATTATCTTCATAAAATTTTACTAACTTATCACACATCGTTTCTGATATTTGTTCTGAGTATATAAACGATTCCATGTTATCTTAAATTAATATTTATGTTTGCTCTAATCTTAGTGTCTGTTTGTGATACACTACAATGCCTTCTAAGACCATCAAATAAAAGTAATTGATTTTCAACCGATGGTATTTTCTCTTTAGTGTCTTCAAAATAAGTAAAGCCATTGTTTTTATTTAATGAATACAAAGCAACTGTATGAGGTTCGTCAAAGTCTCTATGCATTTCTGTATAAACAAATTTATTTTTTCTTGTATAAAAATTTAATTTAGCACGTAACAAATAATTAAAATTTAATTTACCTAGTATAGGCATAAGAATACTACTAAAATAACCACTTTGTTGATTGTTCTCAGAAAAGAATTTATGTGTAAACATAAAATCAGAATTATCACTTAATGATCCTGTTTGATCACTATAGAAAACAGGAAATTGGTCAGAAAAAATAGTCTCTTTAATTTTTTTAAAAATGTTAGGCTCTAAAAAATTAGGTATAATTTTCATTATTTAAAATCAAATCCCTCTGCCCATGCTACTAAACTATATCTTTTACCTTTAGTAACAGGTTCTACTTTGTGCCACGTAGTAGAGGGAAAAACAATAACAGTTCCTTTCTTCTTTAACTCAGGCACTTCTCTAATTTCTTGTGGACTTAGCATCATCTTAAATTCACCGCCTGTATATTCTGATGAATCATTCAAAGAAATAACAACAGATAATTTTCTTTGTCTATTTTTTAGAGTTGGAATAACGTGACAGTCTACATGATAATCATAAAATTGATTTAAAAGATATTCTGTGTATTGTACTTCTTCTGTTCGAAACCACTCTAAATTCCAACCTGCTTTTTCGTTTGCCTTAACTAAAAAAGAATGAAGTTTTTTGTGAATCCAATCTTCATTAAAAAAAGCTATATTAGACTTTCGCATCTTACCGTCTACTTCTAGTTTATCACCTACTTTTGCTTCTCTTAGTTTTTGTTTTTTAGCTAGCTTATGAAGTTTGTTTATCCACTTATCATCAACTCCTTTATTCCAAAACCAGTAAGGAAATTTATAATACATCTTATAGGAACTGTCCTATGTCATTTGACTCTGCAAACAAAGTAGTTAGTAATATAGCAGGTTTATGTAAATTGTTTTTACCTATGTGATAATTGATGTCCGCATCAAAAATAACGTAATCGTTATTTTTTAATTTAAAAATATGTTTTTTGTATGGAGTTATTTCTAAAACAACATCAATACTGTTTTCAATTGATGCTCCATAGATCGCTTGACAAGAAGGTATGTAACTTAAATCTTTGTATTGAAAATTATTTCTTGTTTGTGTTCTTTCATTAGGCATTAAATAATTACCCCACGACTCTGTTGGCACCGCATTATATTTGTACAACGCAACTAAATAATCAATAAAGTAAGTATTTAAAGCTGTTTTTTCTATAGAGTGACGAACAGAATAGTCTTCATATCTACTATCTGTTGGATTATTATTTCTTCTTTTATTAGTTAGATAAAAACTTTCTAATACTGAGCCAGCTATAACCTCTCTTGGAAATCTATCCTTATTAGGAAAAGTAACTTCGCCTGTGTAAGCTATCTTTTTTTCTAAAACTTTTTCTTTCATATGTTCTTTTTTAAAAAGAATTTTTATTCGGGTAATTTACCCGCTGCTATATCGTCTGGATATCTCCAAATTTTATACTCACTATTCCAAACATAATCATCACCTGGTTTATTTGGTTTAAAATCTCCATCAGATTCATCAAAAGTTCCACCAATCGCAATTCCTTTTTGTGCTGGATCGATAAGCTTCCATTTAGACCAACCTGTAAGATTTGTTAAAAAAGAAATTCCAGTTGCTTCATCTCCATTATTACAATCAGCATCATCTACAGCAAGCATTGTAAGAACTAAATTGTTATCATCTAATTTTGCAAAACTATGATTTGCCATTATGCTACGTATGTCCCTGATGAGTTAAAAGTGTGAATAGTATCGTCACCACTTGTTGTTACTGATCCTGATGTTGTACAAGAAGAAGCTGTAAGTCTTCTAATAATAACTTTCCCTGATCCACCTAAGCCGCCTCCGTGTGGTCCTGGAGGGCCCATATGACCTCCTCCGCCGGCACCTAAACCATTTGCACCGTTAATTGCTGGGTTACTACTGTGAATAGATCGACCTCCGCCTCCTGGTCCACCATTTGCACCATTTGCACCACCTCCGCCGCCTCCAGCGTAAGTTACACAAGAACCTTCAATATTTGATGTAGCTCCGTTTCCGCCAGTATTTCCTGACGCAGCGCCTCCGGCTCCGCCACCACCGCCTGAAGGAGATGAATCATTTCCTTCGGGTGGAGAGAATCCTCCAGCGTTTCCAGTTCCAGTAAAACCTGCTCCTGATCCTCCGTTTTGTGGAGTGTTAGTACCTTGTGGGTTACCACCAACTCCTCCGCCTGTAGATGCTATACAACCAAAAGCGCTATTGGCACCTACTGATGAAGCACCTGGTGTAGCACCAACTGTTACAGTGTAAGATTCACAACCTTCAACTTCAAAAGATTTACAAGCTACTGTACGGTATCCGCCTGCTCCGCCACCGCCTGAAGTTGCAGATCCGGGTCCACCGCCTCCGCCACCGCCGGCAGCTAAAACTAAATACCTAACGTTATATAATTTTTTCCCTGATCCTGCACCAAAACCTAGTACTTGATATCCAAACATTTTTTATTCTCCTTATGCGTCGTTAGCAGCGTCAGTAGTAAAGAATAATTTAATACCTAAAACTCTACATTCTCCTGTAAAGGTATCACTACCATCTGCTGCGTCTCTGTATAATTGAAAGTAAGATTGCTCACCTGCTGCAGGAGAACCTGCAACGGTCATAGCACTACTTTCAGATGTAATTTGTTGATCTTCTACTGTGCCTATTCCTGCATCTGTAACTTCTATCGCTGTTCCATATGCAACGTCGATAGTATCATTATCTGCACATGCAACACCTTGTAAACCAAAAATAGCATTTCCTGTATTAGTAGTAGAAGGAGACCAATAAACTTGATAAGTTAATGTTCCTTCATTCCATGATTTTGGCATTCCTATTGTAAATTGTGTATATTGTTTTGTACTAGCATCAAAATCAAATACTTTTAAATCTGGTCTTGTTGCTGTTGTTTCAACTTGTGCTGCATCTGCAGGATTAGTTGTTGGTCCGTACATAGCTGCCGCTGGAACCCATATAGTTTCTTTACCTGCAATTTTAATTGCAGCTGTTGCTGATTTAAGAACACCTGTTCCTTTAGGATTTAAATTTAAATCAACGTTTGTTTCACCTGTTGAAGAAATAACTGGACCATTTCCAGTTGCAGCATTTGCTAATGTAATTTCGTTAACAGCTGAACTTGTTGCTGTTAATAAAGCTAATTCATTTCCGTTAGTATCTAAAATAGAAGTTCCTATTTTAGGTGAAGTTAAAGTTTTATTTGTTAAAGTTTGTGTTCCAGCTAAAGAAACATTTGGTAAAGTGTAAATGTCTGGATTAGTTCCATCATTTGCAGTTGCAAAAACTACTGCATCACCTTTGTCAGTTCCCGCAAAAGTAAATGTATCACCAGATCCTGATGCATATTTAAATTGTACTGTTGGAGTGCCTGATCCGTTAGTAGTTGAGTTTCTTAAATAATAAAAAGTTTGTACATCTAAAGGAATTGTAACAACTTGGTTTCCTGTAATTGAACCTGTGAATTCAATCATTCTATGAGATAGAACTGCTCCAGTTGATCCATCAGATACAGATAAAGCTGTAGTCTGTGCACCACCTGCTATTGATTGAGCTGAAAATCCACCAGCGATTTGTTCAAAAATTTGTAAGTTTGTATTTGTTTTCGTTCCCCATGTTCCAGCGTTTTCGCCAGTTGCTTGAAGTTCTACCCCTAAAGGTGTGTATGTTGAAGCCATTTTTTATCTCCTAATTTTGCTTACGCAACATCTGTATAGCTAGTATTTGAACCTGTGTCAACACTTTGATATGCCTGAATTCCAAAGCCTGAAGCAGTTCCAAAAGCAGCTACATTTGACGTTGCTGATTGCCCAGTTAAAGTTAAATTTAAACTTCCTATAACTGATGGTGTTCCTATACTAAACGTTGCAGACACCCCAGTCAAGCCCATAATATCAGCAGGTGCTAAAGAACCTACGCTTGACGTCATTGCTTGTCCAGTTGGTGTTACTATAGGGTTTGAATTTTCGTCCGTTCCACCTAAAGAAATAGTTGCAGAAACACCAGTTATATCATAAGCCGTTTCTATAACTACTGATCCTACAGAAGAAGTTGCAGATTGACCTGTTGGTGACATTACGTCTGCAGCTGTAACTGATCCTAAAGAAGAAGTTCCAGAAACTCCTGTTAAACTAAATGTAGCATCAATTTGAAATCCTAAAGTTCCAACAGAACCTGTAGAAGAAACTCCTGTTGGTCCCATAACATTTGCAACACTATCTAATGTAAATAAATTCCAAGAATTATTACCCCAACCTTTTGCACCCCAAGTACTATTACCTAAATCACTTTGTAATTCAAAACCTGTTAATGTTGCGTGAGCATCATTTGATTCACCATAAGCTTCTTCACCCCAACCGTCACGTCCCCAACCAGTTTCGTTATATACTTCTGTTAATGCACCAACGCTTGTTGTTAAAGATAAACCTGTTAATTCTACGCCATTATCATTTACTGCGCCCCATTCTCCTACGCTCCATTCTTGACCACCCCATCCTGTTTGAGGTACACCCATGTTAGTTCCATCACCAACAGATGAAGTTAAACCAAGACCTGTAATACTTACTACAGGGTCATTACTTTCTCCGTATGGTCCATCATTCCAAGTATTTCTACCCCAACCGGCTGATTGAAATGATAATAATCCGTCTGCATTTAAAGTTGTTGTTAAACTTAAACCTGTAAGTTCTGCTGTAGTATCGTTAAGTTCGTTCCACTCGTTTTTACCCCAAGATTTACCACCCCAACCTGTTTGAGGCACACCCATATTTTCTCCACTACCCGGAGATGCTGTTGCTTCTAAACCAGTAGGTACGATTGTTACCTCTGTTGATTGCCAGGAGTTGTCTCCCCAAGAATTTGTTCCCCAGGTAGAAGCCATAGGTTAGGCTCCTTACGCTATTCTGATGATCGCGTTTGATGCGTCTGCTGTTGGAAATTGAATTGTAAAAGTTCCACTAGTTACAGTTTTATCTGAACCAAAGTCAATTGCACAAACTGCTGGATCACCTGATGCTGAATCATTAAAAATTAAACATCCTCTTGCTGTGAAAGAAGCAGATGTAAAACTTGTGTCAGCGAAATCACAAACTGCTGTGTCTGTAGATAAAGCAGGAGTAACACTTGTAAGCGCGTTTCCTTTAGTAGTGTAACCATTTCCGTTTGCTACTTCATTAGACGTAGTATACGCAGTCGTAGATTTATTTAACGTTGCAGAACTTGTGTACAAAGCTAAATTAAAAGTATTGCCAGATGATGCTGTAAAATTGTGAACTGCTTTTAAAATTTCAGTTTTGAAACTGTTACATATTGCTGATGTTATTGCCATAATTTATCTCCTAATTTTTACGGTGACGTAGAAGGTATAGTTATTCTAACAGTCCCATCCGTGTAATCATCACGTTTACGTCTGCCAAGTTGTTCCATACCAAACTTGTCTAGTTCTTCTTTATACTTTTTCTCGTATAGTGTCAACATATCTAATGGGCCTTTTAAAAAACTAAAGGCTTCTATTAGACACGCATATAATAGACCATTACCAAAATATTGACTTATATAGGTAGTAGTATTTGACCCCGATAAACCGTCTGGGATGGCCTGATAATGTATTTTAAAGGTAAACGTACTACTAGGTGCCGGAGCTATCATTAAACGGCCTGAAGTCGTGTCTGAGACGCCTGTAGCACCACCAAACATAGCGTAATATTTAGGTGTTCCTGTTGCTGTTTCAGCAGGAATATATTCTTGTAGATAAGTTTCGTCTTTTTTTTCTAACCAAGTATTTGCTCCGGTAGCAGCTGATGTTGAAGTATAAACTTGTACACCTTTAACAAAAGTAGTTTTTGCTGGAACGTTAATTGTTGTTTGTCCTGTAACTAAATTACCAATAGATTGTTTTTTATATGCATCAATAGGTACATCTCTAAAAATTTTTATTTCAGCATTTTCAATAAACTGATCTGTAATTGTAGCTGTTAAAACATTAGTATCTACTTCTGTGTAGTTTTGAATTGCTGTTGTTAGTGTTGCGTATGTAAATCCTGCCATTATGGTGTCAATGTTACCGGCCCTGCCGTTACAAACATTCCTCCTGAGTTTTCAGTTACAGTAGGAGTTGATCCTAATGTAAATGTATAATTATTTGTTCCTGTTACAGTTATACTAAATCCTGAAGAATTTGCAAAC